GGTGTGGGGGCGTCAGGTGGTGGTGGGGGCAGCATGGTCAGCGTGTTGCATGTCCCCTTCAGGCACGTCTGGTGTCCCTCGGAGGACAGGTGTACGTGCTTCCCTGACCTGGCGAGCAGGTGGGCAGCCTCTACAGCGTCTCTGGGCGCTTCAGGGTGAGCGGGCATGACACCTCCCTGATGGCACGACAAAGCCCCCGGGTTCAGGTCACCGGGGGCTCTGTCGTGTGTCTGTGTGGGCCCGTGTGCGGGCATGGCTCTACGCGGAAAGCGTGACACTGCGTTGACCTGCGGTCAAGCGGACTTGATCAGAGCCTGTTTGGCGTGGCGGGCGAGGACGAGGGCGGTGACCTCGTCGACGGGGTACCAGGGCTGTCCGACGGTGCCGCCGGAACGGTGGAGGCTTCCGCGCCGTACGAGCTGGCGGACGCCTCCGAGGGTGATGCCGAGCTGCTGCGCGGTCTGGTGGGCGGTGAGGTGACCGGGCCGAATGATCTGCGACTCCATCACCCCAGTGTGCGTCAGCGGGCGCCCTCGGCAGCCTTCAGCGCCTGTACGGCGCGGGGACCTCGTAGCCGTTCGCGTCCAGCCATTCGAGGACGGCCTCACTCTCTGCCTTGGCCCGGTAGTACTGCTCGCGGCTGGCCTTGCCGTCGATTGCGTCCGACGCGATGCGCCGGGCACGCTCACCCGACCAAGCGGCCAGTTCCCATCCCTGCTTCATACCGCCGACAGCAGGCGGCAGTTCCTGCTCGCCGGCGAACGCGGCGGCGGCCTGCTCGGCTTCCGCGAGCGCGGCGGCGGCCTGCTCCGCATTGGCGCGGGCCTTGGCGAGGCGCTCGGCGAAGTAGGCCGAGATGACAGCCTGGGCGTCGGGCTCGGGGGCGTGGGTCATGCGGTCATCCTCTCGTAGTGGTGTCGCGGGTGGCCCCTCTCCGGACGGCGGATTCGGGGCCGATTCGGGGGCCCGGCGGGAGGCCCCGAAACTCGAAACTTCGCAGGTGGGAGCCGATATCGAGGGCGAAACCGGTTTCGGATCACGGTGAAACCACTGACATGATCCGAAACCGGCTCCGGGGCCTCTACTCGCCGTCCTCGGCGGCCGGGATGTCGGCCTGGCGAAGGCCCTTGGCGCCGCCGCAGCACTCCCGGATGGTGAGCTGACGGGTGGACACCTTGAAGGGCTTGAGGGCCGCGCTCAGCGCGGTGGAGGCGCCCGCCGCGTCCATCTCGGTCCAGGGCCGGTACAGGTCGGCCCGGTACGCGGCGAGGGCCTCGACCAGCCGGTGCGAGTGGACGTTCTCGACGCCGTCGGGCCAGATGGCGCGCAGGTGGTCCAGGACGGTCTCGACGTCCTTCTCCTCGACGGTCGCGCCGACGGACTGCCCGGACAGGGTGCCGGCCGCCGTACGAAGGGCGAGGGCGCGCTTGGCGATGTCCTCGGCCTCGGTCTGCTTGATGAACGCGGCCCGCACGGTGATGCCTTCACGGCCGCGGGCGAGGATGCCCGTTCCCTGCTCGTCGATGCTGATGTCGGTGGCGCGCAGCCCGCGGTCGTAGGCGCCGGTGCCGAGGACGTTGTTGTTGGCCCTCCAGTCCATGACGGCCAGGCAGAGTCGGGTGCCGACCGACGAGGAGACGGAGGACGGCAGGGACGGGGCGTCGGGGTTCTGCGTGAGCAGGATGAGGATGATGCCGTACGCGCGGGCCTTCTTGATCAGGCGTGTGGCCAGCGCGGCGGCCTCCTCCTTGTACTCAGGGTGCGTGAACAGCTCCTGGACCTCGTCGATGACGATGACGCGGGGGCCGAGCTGCTGCTCGGGGTACTTCTCAGCGAGTGCCCGGGTGACCTTGCGGCCCTCGGGGACCTCGGAGGCGGGCAGGGAACGCACGAACGCGGCACGGCGCTGGTACTCGGCGATCCCGGAACGCATCCCGGCGAGGGCGGCCTCCAGGTCTTCGTCCTCGTCACCGGAGACGTACCGGTGGCAGATGGGCTTGACCGAGTCGAGGTCGCCGGAACCCTTCAGCTCGTAAATCCACAGCTCTGCCGTGGGGTCGAGGGCGACACCGAGGACGATCGCGAGCGCGCAGGAGGTCTTGCCGGAGCCGGGGATACCTCCGACCAGCAGGTTGGAGTACATGAGGGTGATCTCGACGAGGTTGCCGCGCGGGTCGAAGCCGTACGGGAGCGGCTGGTAGACGTCCGCCTGGCCCTCCTTCATGAGCGGCCACAGCTTCCGGCCGGCCTTCGCCGGGTCCCGCTGCGCCACCCAGAGGACGAGACGGCCGGGGTGGGCGGTGCGGTCGGCCTCGGGCCACACGGTGGAGATGGGGCGGCGCATGGCTGCGGCGAGCGCGGACCGCTTCTCCAGGACGGCGGTGGCCTCGACGCCCGGGGGCAGGTCGACTTCGGCGCGCCAGCCGGGGCCGTCGCGCATGACCTCGGCGGCGAACTCGACGCCCTTGCGGCCCTTCTTGCCCTCGATGCCGATGGCGGCGAGCGCGTCGAAGACCTCGGTGGAGTCGAGGCGGCGCATCACGTTGGTGGCGACGTAGCGGGTGATCAGGGGCTTGTCGCCCTTCTTGCCGTTCAGGCCGGTCAGGGCGGCGGCTGCGATGGCGGCGCCGATCGTCCAGCCGGGCACGAGGAACCAGCAGGTCAGTGTGGTGATTCCGGTGGCGGTGGCGACGGCGGTGGAGGCGATGCGGCGCGGGTGGACGCGGCGGGTGTGCTCGCGTGAGAGGGCCAGCCACGCCTCGATGTCCGCGCTGGCGGCGGCCTTGGCCGCGACCGGGCGGGCTTCGGTGTCGGCGACCCAGCGGCCCCAGCGCACGACGAGGCGGCCGGCGCCGCGCGGGAAGCGGGCGAGGAGACGGGCGAGGTAGACGGGCGAGCGGAAGGCGTGGAAGGCGGTGACGTGCGCGTAGTACGACGTCGTCCACTTGGTGGCCTCCACGAACGCGTCCATGCGGCGGAGGAAGGTGGGGACGACGGGCGGGGCCTCGGCGAGGTACGCCTGGCGCTCGGCGAGCCACGTGCCCTCGGGGGCCTGCTCGTTGGGCGGGTCGACGGGCCTGGGCTCGGCGTCGTGGATGACGTCGATGATGGTCTCGGTGAGGGTGTCCGGGGGCGAGTCCTTGTGGAGCTGGACGACGTTGTTCGTCATGCTGGTCTCTCCGGTCGTTCTGTTGGGCGGTCCGGGGCCCGGGGACGGCGGGACGCTTGGCGGTGAACAGCCGTCCCCGGGTGGAGCTACTTCTTCTTGCGCTTGAGCGCCTGGTTCTCGATTCGCTCGATGCGGCGCTTCAGGTCGCTGATGTCGACGCCGTCCCCGGCGAGGCCGCGCTTGGCGGCGCGGGCGGTCAGGACGGCGATGCGGGCCTTCTCGCCGGTGGTGAAGTCGCTGAACTTCAGGTCGTCGGTCATGGTCAGGCCTCCGTCTCGGGCAGGAGCGCGGCGACCGCGGCGTGGGCCTGGGAGGCGTCCGACCATGCGGTGCTGGCGGCGGCCAGGTTCTGCACGAGGCTGCGCTTGTCGGGGTGGTTGGCGGCCCTCTCGGTCTCCTTGGCGAGGTAGTCCGCGTGGGTGGCGGCCTCGGCGGCGAGGGTGATCTGTTCCTGGCGGGTCGTCACGGGATCCTCCTGGTTGCGGGCCGGGCTGTCCGGCCCCACCGCACCCCCGCGGACGTGCCGCGGGGAACGGAAGGGCAGGTCAGTGGCCCTTCTGCATGTCCTGCCACATGGAGCGCAGGACGAGGACGCACACGGTGGCCGCGACCGCGCCGACCGCTACGGCGACCGCGAGCAGCGCGGCGGCCATGGCGAGGAACGTGAGGGCGACCGCGCCGCCGATACCGGCCGCGACGTACGCGCCGTACGGGCGCTGTACCGGTGCGGGCGCGGGCTTCTGCTGCGGCTGGTGCATCTGCTGGGCCGCAATGACGGCGGCGATCGCGCGGACCAGCTCGGTGTTGTCGGCGGCCTCGACCGCGTCCCGGGCAGCCTTCTCCAGAGCGTCGCTCACCGTGCCCACCCCTTGATGCGGCGGGTGATGCGCGGCCACGCGATGACCCCGGCAACGACCGCCAGGGCGACCGGCTGCGAGGCGACCGCGACGGCCACGGTGAGGACGACGGACAGCAGTGACGGGTAGGCGACGAGGAGCCCGAGGAGGGCGCCGAACAGGAGTCGCATCATGCGTATCCGCCCTCCATCGGCGTGGCCGGGGCCTCCGGCTGGGGCTTCTTCGCCGCCCTCGACAGGGCAGTGCGAACGTACGCCTCGTCCACGACCAGGCGCCGGTGCTCGGCGATGTGCTCGACGATGGCCTTGGGCTTCGGGTCCGGCCCGAGGGCTGACGCGGCCTCCTCGACGGCGCCCTGTAGATTCACGGGCGGCAGGGCGCTGACCTGCTGATGCGCGGGCGCATCAGGTCGATACACCTCGTACTCGTCCGGCTGCTCCCCGAGGACGAGGGCCACGGCGACGGCGTCCACGACGACCCCGTAGCCGCCGAGTACGTGGGCCAGTTCGGCTGGGGGCGCATCAGGTCGCGCATCAGCGGCGAGCCGGATCGCGTCCGCCGGGTCCATGGTGGCGAACCGCTCGCGCAGGATCTCGGTGGCGCTGGTCGTCCGGGGCCGGGCGGGCGGCCCGATGGCCGGCGTCTTGCCGTACATGCCGCCGAGCGCGTGATCGGCGCCCTCGGTGATACGGACTCGCTGTACTCCGACGAGCGCGGCGCCGAGCTGGGCGTCACCGACACCGACCTTCTTCGCCAGCGTCCACGACTTCCTGAGTGCGTCCTCGCGGACCTCTTTGTCGGGGTGCCGCTCGGCGGCGGCCTGCTGGTACGCCAGCTGCTGGACGGCGTCCGCGTTGCGGCGCTGCGCCTCGGCGTCCACGCCGGTGGTGTAGATGACGACGCGGCGGGCGATCAGGCCGAGGCCCTCGGCGGCACCGCTCATGCCGAGCGGGACGACACCGTAGACGACAGCCTCGGTGAGGTTGTCGGCAAGGGACAGGCCGGTGCCGCAGGCGGCGAGCGGAGCCAGCCACAGGCCGACACGGACCCAGACGGGCGAGGACTGCCCGAGCAGGGTCAGGCCAAGCATCGTGAGAGCGAGGATCAGGGTGAGGCCTTCTCCGGCCGCGACGACGCCGGCGGCGGTGGCCTTGCGGCCGAACTCGGCGAGGGTGTTGGAGAAAGTGCCGACCGCACCGACCACGCCGACGGCGACCATGACGGCCGCCGCGGCGCCGAGGACGCCCCGCTGCACCTTGGTGAGGGGTCGAGTTTTCATCGGCCCTCACCCCCGTACCGCTTCGGGTCGCAGATCACGCAGACGTGCTCGGCGCTGCCCTCGTGGCAGTTGTCGACACACGCTCGGCAGTGCGGGGTGTCGCGGTATCGGGCGTGGCCGTCGAACGCCGTGTCGGCGGGGTCGAACGGCTTCCGGCAGCGCTTGCACTGGTTCTTCGCCCGCTCGGCGGCCTCGGCGGCCTTCGCGGCGGCCTCGGCCTCCTCGGCCGCGATCCTGCTACGCAGGAAGGTGGCGTTCCATCCGATGTTGTCGAGGTCTTCAGCGAGGGCGCCCTTGACGGTGGCGCGGACCCAGTCGGCCCGCGACTCCATCCGTCGGGCGTGGTCGAGGCCAGCGTCCGGGAGGGTGACGGCTTCGAGGATGGCTTCCAAGAGTGCGCGGATGCCGTCGGCCTCGGTGGGCTCGGTGCTCACTGGTCTTCACCCCGCTCAGCGGCGAGGAATGCGGCGACGACGGGGAAGGCGCGGTCGACGGAGCGGCGGGCGGCCTCGGCCTGGTCGATGGGCTCGGCACCGACCCCGCGCAGCAGCAGGCGGAGCGCCTCGCGCAGCGCGACCGGGTTGTCGCTGTCGAGCAGCTGCTGCGCGACGTGGACGGCGACGTCCAGGTCGGTGGGCTCGGGGGCCGGGTGGCTGATGGCCGGCGGGGCGAACTCGTGCGGGTTGAAGGGGCGTTCGGCGCGCTGCTGCTGGCCCTTGGCGTAGTCCTCGTCGCAGAGGCGGTGCAGCGCGGCGATGCGCTCGGAGCTTGCGGCCCTGTAGGGGCGCGCGAAATGATCGGTCATGCCGACTCCTGGTTAGGTCAGGATGCTCGGTCGAAGGGCCGGGCGGTGCGCGCGCCGGGGGCTGGAACCCCCGAGCTGCTGCCCGGCCCTTCGTCGTGCATCGAGCATTCCATACCCTGAACGTTTTGTTCAATAGGTTGAATGTGATGGGCGTGCAAATCCAGCCACCAGAGTGATGCCCTGGGGGTCAGGCCGACTTGGCGGGCTGGTAGTGCCTGAGCAGGAGCAGGTCCGTCTCGGTCCGGTACGTCGTCCCGCACCACTGGCACGCCACCGGTTCGCCGGGAAGGCGCGAAATGACCGCCCCGCACATGGTGCCCTCGGCGTCCGTGGTCATCACGCACAGGCCGAGCCGCTGTCGGCGCGGTGCCGGGTCGCCGACGACCGAGCGGGCCTGTGTCTCCAGCGTCCACACCTCGCGGGCGAGGTCGCCGGCCGCCGGGTAGCTGGACGTGATCCAGTCCAGCTCCCGGGCCAGCCACCGGCAGTCTTCGGCAAGGCTGCCCGGGGGCACTGCCCCGCGGTGCGGCCAGCGGACGCGGCGGACGTCGGTCCGCCACAGCCTCATGACCTCGGCGGCGCGGCCCCAGTTGACCGTGTCGATTACGTCCTCGTCGATGGGGGAGCGCGGGCCGGCCGCGCTCTTGGTGGCGATGATCTCCCCCCAACTGGACCGGCGCGGTACGAGGCACTCGCCGACCTCGGTGTACAGGACGGGGAGTTCCACCAGCCGCGCGGCCAGCTGCTCCCTGTGAGGGGTGCACAGGTAGCCGCTGGCCGCGTTGCCGCACAGTTCGCAGGTCACGGTGTGCTGTTCTCCTCGGGCGGGGCGATCTGGTGACGGACGTTGGCTGCGACGGGGTGCACGGCGGTGGGCTCGCCGGTCAACTTCCGCGCGCCTTCGTCGAGCTGGTCGCACCAGCGGGTGAGTCGAGCCAGGGCGGCCTCAGCCTGCTCGGCCCGGTCCTTCCAGCGGTCGCCGCGCCGCCAGCCGCGGCTGGCGTTCTCGTACAGCCGGTCCAGGGTCTGGTCGGTGATCGTGCTGGCGGTGTGCCTGTGCTTGGTCATGCCGTACGGCTCCTCTGCTGGTTCCTGCACGACGGGTCGTGATCGGTGCCGAACGAGGTCCACCAGCGTTCGCAGCAGGCGTGCCCGAGTGCGTCGGCCGCCGCGCGGAGGCTGCGCTGTTCCGTGCGGTCGCGGAGCCGGGACGCGCGCTCGGTGTCTGTACGGACGACGGTGAGGGTGTCCGCGTGCTCGGTCTCGCGCACGAGGGCGATGAGCGGGACGAGGGAGCAGGCGGCGAGGGCGGCGACGGCCCAGACCTCGCCGTAGAGGGCCTGCTGGACGGTGGCGAACGCCAGGAACAGGGCGGCGGCGCCGTAGATGGAGCAGAGGACGCGGGCGAAGCGGGTCACAGGTACCTCCCGGTCAGGGGGACGTCGGTGATGCCGTAGCGCTTGCGGGCGGTGAGGCCCTGGCCCCACAGGTCGGCGCCACGGCGAGGGCGGGGGAGCTGACAGCGGCAGATGCCAGAGGCGGCGAGGAAGTGCCCCTGAGGGCAGCGCGGGCGGGTGGTCATCGGCTCGCCGGGCAGCAGCCGACGTGTGTGGTGGTGCCGGTCAGGCCGTGGCCGTACTCGCCGACTCCGGGGCAGCCTTCGTTCTCTGCCTTGTGCTTGGGGCAGTAGTCGCCGGACCGGTCGCACTGCCAGCCCTGGGTGCGCATGTGGGCGCGGGCGACCTCCAGCCGCTCGGTCTTGGTCTGCTCCGCCGAGACCATGAACTCGCCGACGAACTGGGTGCCGCACTCGTCGCAGTAGACGCAGATGCGGGACGGGTACAGAGGGCTGTCGGGGTCCCGCAGGATCGCGGAGACGATCTCGGGGGACAGCGGGGCGGGTGTGGGCTGGTTCTCCATGGGTTCCTCCGTGGTGTGATGGGTCGGAGGCCGCCCCGCAACTCGACTGCGGGGCGGCCGAGGTGCGGTCAGAACAGCAACAGCGGCTCGGCGGGCTCCAGGCGCTGGACGGTCTTAGCCAGAGGCGTTTCCACCGGGTCAGACGCGGGACGGTGACAGCCGCACGTGCAGATTTCGCGGCACGGCGCCCCGGCCAGCCACACCCACGCCAGGTCGTTCCGGCCGGAGCGGACCGGGGAGGGGTGGTCGTACGGGTCGGGCAGGCGGGCGGCCCGCGAGTTGCTGGTGTGGATGACGGTCTCGTTGACCGGGTGGCCGTCGTGGCGGCAGCTGGAGTGCCAGTCGCGCTGGCACTCCACGGAAGGCGGCTTCTGGCAGGCGCACGCGAACGTGGTCGACGGGATGTGGTTGTGGTTGCGCAGCCGGATCGGCTTCCACACGTTCTCGCGGACCCAGGCGGCCTGGTTGGGTGTCATGAGGTCGGTCATGAGCCAGCTCCGACGATCTCCAGCAGCACAGCGGCGTGGCAGTGGTCGGGCTGGCCGGGCTGCGGGGGCGGGCACCAGCACATAAGGTCGCGGCCCGCGAGTTCGGTACGGGCCGCCTCCGCCAGGTCGGGCCGCTGGTCGATCCAGCAGCGGTACATCTCGGTGGCCTGCTCACGTGAGGCGTCCTGGACGAGGTGCCAGGTGACGGTCTTGTCCGGGTGGACGAAGGCGTGCTGCTGGCCGGAAGCCTTGCCGAGACGACCTTCGTGCTCCCACGCGGTGCCGTCGAGGGCGGGCATGCGGATCTGGGTGCAGGGGTTGCCCCATCGGCTGCCGCGGCCGACGTAGACGGCGCCGTCAGGTGCGCGCCATCCCTTGGTTCGGCGCCGCTGAATGCGCCGGGGGCCGTCGAGGGTGATCTGCCGGTTGGTCATGGGTTCCTCCGTGATGTGATGGGTCGGAGGGCCGGGCCTGGTAGCAACAGGCCCGGCCTTCATGCAGCGGCGGGAAGGATCAGCTGGCCGAGGACGCGGCCGACGCGGTCCTGGTCGATCAGGTCGGCGACCTCGCCAGCCGTGCTGCCGCGCGGCACCGCGATGCCCAGGCGCCGGCACAGACCGAACTGCTTCGGGCTCGGCTGGCCCCGTCGCCAAGAGGCCTGCTTGGTGACGAACGCCCGCGGGGCCAGCACCTTGGCCTGCTGCTCAAGCCACGCCAGCGCCTCCGGCAGCGGCCGGGCCGTGTCGTCCTTCGGCGGCTGCACGCCGGTCGCCTCGGTCCACCGGCGCATCCGGTACAGCCGGGTCCCGGGGTCGCGGACGAGGAACAGGAACATGGCGCCCGTCAGGCGGATGAACCAGGTGCCGTCTTCCGTGCGGAGCCACCGGATCGCCGACGAGCCGAACAGGTTGATCTCTTCGGCATCGACGCGTGCGGCCAGCACCCGCCGCTTCTCGTTGGCCACGTGCTCCTCGGCGACCTGCTTCAGGCTCTTTCCCTCCTCGGCCTCGCCGATCTCCCGCTCGGTGAGGTCGACCATCGAGGCGAGCTTGTGGCGGGACGCGGCGCCCATGACGTCGAGCAGCAAGGCGTCGCGCTTCCCGGGCGCGGGGCGGAGGCCGCGGCCGACCATCTGCACGTACAGGCCCGGCGACTTCGTCGGACGGGCGACGACGATGCAGGAGGTGTGCGGGGCGTCGAACCCCTCGGTGAGGACCATGCAGTTGGTGAGTACCTGGACCTCACCCGCTGCGTACCGGGCGAGTGTGGCGCGGCGCTCGTCGCGGCCCATGTCGCCCCACACCGGGGCGGCCTTGATGCCGACGGCTTCCAGCGCGGCGGCGGCCTGCTGGGCGGTTGCCACGGTCGGCGTGAAGACGACGCCGGCGCGGTCGCCCGCGTGGTCGACGTACGCCTTGGCGATCGCGTCCAGGGCGCCCGAGTCCTCCAGCGCCTTGCCCAGCTGGCCCTCGACGAGGTCGCCGCCCCTGGTCTTCACCTTGTTGAGATCGAGGGTGTCGACGGTGATGGCCTTGCCGCGGACGTCGCACAGGTAGCCGTCACCGATCATGTCGAGGATGTCGAGGCGGAACACCACGTCTTCCCAGACCTCGGCGAGGCCGCCGTCCGTGCGCGTCATCGTCGCGGTGAAGCCCGCCGTGGGCACGCCGCGCCAGGCTCCGAAGTGCTCCAGCACCTCCATGTAGGTGCGGGCGGCAGCGTGGTGGCACTCGTCGACGATGATCAGGCCGATGTCGCGGATGGCCTCGCGCCGCTTCGCTACGGCGAGGGTCTGGACGCTGGCCACGATCACGTCAGCGTCGTGGTGGTCGTCGCGCTGGGCCTTGACGATGCCGACGCGCAGCATCGGGTCGACCGCGAGGAGTTTGGAGGCGGCCTGCTCGATCAGCTCCTCTCGGTGGGCGATGACGAGGACGCGGCGGCCGTCGAGCTGGTCGAGCATCTGGTGGGCCAGGTGGGAGAAAACCACGGTCTTCCCGGCGCCGGTGGGCAGGACGACGGCCACGCGGTTCTGGCCGGCGGCCCAGCCCTGGCGGAGCGCCTCGATCGCGTCGAGCTGGTACGGGCGAGGGGTGAAGGTGCTGGTCATTGGGTCACCTCGTTTCGGATTGCTGGCTGTTTGCGGGGAGTGCGGGGACCTGGCGTCAGTGCTGCGGGGACTTCAGGTCGGTCCCGGGGTGGCGCTGATCAGCGGTTTTGCGGGGATGCGGGGACTTGCGGGGACTTGGGAAAGCCCTTGATGACGGAGAGCTTCGGAACTGATCCGTGATGACGTGCGGAACATGCGATGCGCGATGCATGTGAGTCGCGTGCGCTGTACGGGGGAGTGAGGCAGGCCCCCGCAAGTCCCCGCCTCCCCGCGTCCTCGCAGGTAGGGCCCTGTGCAGAGGCCTGTCGGAGTCCCCGCACAGGTCCCCGCGGAGTCCCCGCACTCCCCGCAGATCGGCCGGTCACGATTCGTGCCGTCCGGTGCCGCGGTCGGCGTGGACCTCGACGCGCCACAGGTTCTGCTTCCTGTGGCTGTCGACGACCATCACGACCTTGTGAGTGCCGAAGTAGCGGCCCTGCCGGGCCTTGAGCCAGATGCCCAACTGGTTCGCGCTCGGCGGCTCATCGCCCTTGCGCGGCACATGGTTGGGCAGGCCTTTGATGAGGGCTCCGGTAGCCAAGGGCTCGCCGCCGTACGTCTCCCGCCACATCTCCAGGAAGAGAGCCCACTCCTGCAACTCGTCGTCCTGGTCGCGCGCCTCGGTGCGGTCGGCCATCCAGCCGTCGACCCCGATGAAGTCGAGCAGGCCGGCGATGAGGCTGGCCCAGTGGCTGTAGTCGCCCTTACGGACGCGGACTTGGGGCGCCCCCGCGGCGACCCAGGCCCGGACCAACGTCACCAGGGCCGCGACCAGAGTCGAGGCGTTGTGGCGCAGCCACGGGCGGAGGTCGCCGACGGTGAAGTTGTCGCGCTGGTCGGGGTCGGGGCAGTCGGGGTCCAGGCGGACCCAGAGCACGCGGCGCCCGTTGTCCCCGCCGGTGCGCAGCGCGTTGCCGGTGACGATCCACAGCCGGTCGTTCGGCATCGTCACCTTCGAGGTGGCGCCGAGGACGCGGTCGCCCCATACCTCGGAGGTCAGCAGCGCGGACAGGACCGGGCTCTTGATGACGTAGCCGTTGGGCAGGTTGTCGAGGACGACGACGGGCTGTCCGGTGCCGTACAGCTGGGTGGTGATGCTCTTGCGCAGCTCGGTGTCGTTCTCGGGCCAGGCCGTATCAGCGATGCCGTAGCAGTGCCGGAAGATGTCCTTGAGCAGGCTCTTTCCGGACCCTGCGGCCGTCGCGGTGAGCACGAACATCGGGGTCGCGCCGTGAAAGTAGGGGCGGAGGATCGGGGTGAGCAGGGCGCCAAGGAAGTGCGCGCGGTCGCTGGCGGCGACCCACGGGAAGTCCTTCAGGACCTGGTCGAGGACGATGACCTTCGCCCGGTCGAGGCTGTCCCGGGTCACCTGCGGAGCGAGGCGGCGCAGCGGTACGCGTGGCTCCAGGTAGAGGCCCGTCGCGTGGTCGTACCCGAGCGAGTCGAGCAGAGACCCGTCGGGCCGGATCACGGGTGAGGTGACGATGCCGCGCAGGATCGGCAGTGGCCACGTCTTCCGGCCGAGGATCGTCGAGCAGCTCTTGGGCATGAGCAGCTCGCGCTCTTCCTCCAGCTGCTCGGTGAGCGGGTTCCGCTTCAGGGTGAAGCTGGACACGTGGTCGGCGAGGTAGGCCCGGAGGTTGTCGGTGCCGAGCTGTTGGACGATCGGGTCGTCGTTGTCGTCGCGGTAGACCCAGCAGGGGCCGCCGGACCGGGTGTACAGGTCGGGCAGGCGTCCGTCCTTCATGAGCGCCAGGACACCGTCGATGCCGTCGGCCTCGTTGGTGATGTCCAGCTCGGGGCGGGAGGGGACGGAACGCAACTGCGGGCCGCCCTCGAACCCCTCTTGCGCGTCTGGGGCGTGCTCGGCGTCGAGCGCTGAGGATCCGTCGGCGAAGTGCTGCGCAGGCACGGAGGACAGGCGCCGGCGGGACTCGGTGCCGTAGCCGCGTCCGCGTAGTTCGGCAGCGGCGCGCTTGAAGTGATCGGCGTTGGTGCCGCCCTGCGTGAGGTGCGTGTACGCGGCGAACTTGTCGTAGGGCGTCTCTGACTCGAACGTCGTCGACGTGGTGAAGACGTACAGGCGGTCGCGGTCTTGGGCGTGGCCTGTCGTCGCCGAGATCCCCTGGCTCTTGCCCTTGCGCCGCCAGTACGTGGTGCTGCCGCGGGTAAAGATCGGATCGAACTCGTCACCGATGATCTGCGGCCAATCGGTGCGGGCCTCGTAGTCGTCACCTGGACGGACGCCGCCCTCGGGAAGCTCTCGTTTCGGACGTGGCGCGGTCTTCGCCTTCTCCTCGCGGGGCATCGCGTCGACCATCTGGCAGACGGCGTGCACCGCCGCGAGCGTGTCCGCGTCGAGGGTCGGGATGCTGCTCGGCCCGCCGGCCAGACGAACGTAGGGCCGTCCGGAGGCGTGGACCGGCCCACAGGACGGCTCGACCAGCCCGTATCCGCCCTCACCGCGCGTCTCGATGAGGACGCGCACGATCTTCGAGTTGGGCTTCTCAGCGACGCGCTGCCGCTCCTCCGCTGTGTACTCATCCTCACGAGCGAGACGGCTGGCCAGCTTCGTGTTGCCAGCTACGCCGTCCTCGCCACGAAGGCGGTAGTGCACGCCGCCGGAGGGGGATTCGCTCGCCCATCCGGTGGTGATGCTCTGCCATACATCGCCGAGGCCGGAGCCCTCCATGATTTCGGTGACCTCGTCGAGGACGCCTTCGCGAACGGCGAGACCCTCGAACTCCAACATCTCGACGTTCCCTGACACGCCGCCGTAGACCACGGCGATGCCGCGGGGGCGGTCGCCGCTGAACCAGTCGTCGTGCTCGTCGGGGGTACTGCGGTTGATCTTGTACTGAAGCCACGACACGGCTGGCTTCTTGGTCCCGTCCGCCTTGATTGGAAGGACGCACAGGCCAGCGTCGTGCAGCTCGCGGGCGGAAGCCCGGAGGTCGGCGGACTGTGAGTCGGTCAACGGTGCTCCCCGTAGTGGTGCCGGGCGAGGTGCTCGGTCTTGATGGCGCGGACGAACTCGGGCACGGCGTCGCCGAAGGCCGGGCCCTCGCGGCGCTGCGGGCAACCGGGGCGGTAGCACTCGTAGCGAGCGCGGCGTTTTTCGAGATCGATGACCAGCAGGCCGTTGAGCTGCTGGGGGATGGGCGCGCGGACGGGGGTATCCCGGGCCCGTGCGCTGGTGGACGTCATCGAGGCGCCTTGGAAGTGCGGGCGTGCCAGGCCTCGACGTCCTCGACGTGACCGGCCGCCACGGATGCCTGGAAGTCAGCGGCCAGCCGGGCGTCGGCGTCGCGCTCGGCGATCTCCTCGCGCAGCTGGAGCAGGGTGGTGGACGGCGGCTGCCCGGGAGGGACGATGGCCATGGCCCCGCCGCCAGCCGTCCGGATGACCACCGTCTTGTCGAGGTGCTCCTCGTCGACGGCGCGCGACTGGTGCACGGTGATGTGGTGCCGGGCGGCGAAGTTCTTGAGGTGCTCGCGGCCGAGGGTGTCGAGCACCCAGGCGAAGATGGCGTCGGGTTCCCCGGAGACCCTGATCAGGTCGCCGATGGCGTCCAGGCATTCGCCGACGGCGTGATCGACGACGAGCTTCGCGGCCTCGATGTCGGCGAGCGCCCGGCGCACGGCCGGGGTGTGTGACGCGGTTGTGGGATGGTTCTGCATGGAGCTGACCCCGTTCGCTACGTGCTGGTGGGTGCGGGCTGCTCGACAGGCGCCCCCGGCTGGACCCCGGGGGCGTCGTCGTTGGCGGCTGCTGCCGACTGGACCTCGGCAGCAGCGGTCTCGGAGAGGCCGAGGAAGGCGAGCAGGTCCGCTTTGCGGACGCGGAACGCGCGGCCGAACTTGATGACCTCGACGGGGAACTCGCCCCGGCGGATGAGCCCGTAGCCGTTGGTCTCGCCGATGTTGAGGGCGGCGAAGGCCTCCAGGACCGTGGGCATCGCGGGCAGGCTGCGGACCTGCTCGGGGGAGAGCGGCGCGGCGGTCGTCATGACGCCGCCTGGGTGGGGATGAAGACTCGACCGGCCCTCTCCATGGGGACCCACAGGACGAGCAGGTCGACGCCGAGGGCGGCGGCGATCGCCTTGGCCTTGGGCTCGGGGACAACCCGCTGCGCCCCGGACATCAGACCGCCGATCGTCCCGTGGGCGATGCCCACGGCCTCGGCCAGTTCGCGGCTGGTGACTGCTTCACCGGTGCCGGTGCGCTCCATCAGGAGCTTCAGTAGGTCGCTGCTCGCGACCGCGTACATGGTGGGTGGTGCTGTTTCGGCTTTGCTCACGTTCACCTCGTTGAAGGCTTCATTCATCTCGTTGAACGGCGTGAGCGTGAGCGTTCCATAGCTTGAACGGTTTGTCCAGTGGGTTGAATGCGCCCGCTTAGGTAAGGCTTCGGTCAATCACTCCGCGCGCTCTGGCAAAGGCGACCGTCCTGCTGAACAATCCGTTCAGTACGTGAGATGAACACTGTTGGTGACCTGCCCGTACGGCTCAATTGACCGTGCATCACCTGAACACCCCCCGCGTTCCCTACCTCCCAGGAGTGGCAGGATGAGCCCCATGGCGACCCAAGACGACCGGAGTCGTAGCGCTGAACAGCGAACAGATCTCGCCGACCTGATCCGCACGCGACGTGCACAGCTTGGCTACAGTCTCGACAAATTCGCTGCCGAGGCCGTGGACCCGATCTCGGGCAGGCGGGTGACGCGGGGCTGGATCTATCGCTTGGAGACTGGCGAGCCGGTGACGCCGCCGGTCTTCGAGGAGCTGCGCGCGCTCGCTCGCGCGGCCGACTATCCGGTCGAGCGCCTTCAGGACGCGGCCGGCGCTCAGTTCCATGGAGTCGACCCACTGCGGAGCGGAACGAGCGAGGCTCGGGCCTACGTGCACAAGCTGGACCGGCTGCCGGCAGACCAGCGCGAGCGGCTGCTGCGGCTGATCGACACGATGGTTCCCCCCGAGGAGGGTGAATCCGAGTAGATCATGCATTCCCCACTACATCACTGTGAGTGAGTCCTCTGAGCAGGGTGTAGCCATGCGGGGCGCATGGTGCGATCATCTTCGAACGCCTCCCCCCAGAGAGGTGCAGGTCTAAGCTGCAAATCGAACGCATGCGCGGGAGATGGGGGAATTGCATGGAGTCACAAGAGAAGCGCCCCGCCAGGCCCAAAGTCTGGTTCGTTCTCAGTGACCAGATCCCTGACGACGAGCTGGTCGTCCCCATCGTGACGGAGCACGGTACGGCCATGGTCGTGCGTCCAGGGGAAATCACGCCACAGTTCGTCAAGGCACTCAACCGATCCGTTGACCACCTCATCAGCGTCGGCCTATGGCCGCCCAGCGATGATGGAACAGAGCCGCCGCGAAAGGAGTAACACCATGCCGTCAGCCCGCCGCGCAGGGAGTGTCTACAAACGCTGCGAGTGCCGCGGTACCGACGGCAAGCTCATGGGCAACAAGTGCCCGAAGCTCCAGAAGAAGAACCACGGCGCCCCAGCACTCCGCCAGGAGCTGCCCCCCAGCGCCGAGGGAACGCGCCGGACTTTCCGGCGCACCGGCTACGAGAACGTGACGACGGCCCAGGGCGACCTGTCCCGCCTGCAAGCCATCCTCGCTCTCGCCGGTGACGACGCTGCCGAGCAGCAGCGCGTCGGCGACCTGCTCGCCGACATCAACAAGCGCCGCGCGGCCATCCCCGAGACCGCTGAGGTACAGCGACGACTCGGCGTCGGAGTCCCGCTCGACGGCAAGATGACGGTCGGCGACTGGCTCGACCACGTCATGGCCAATAAGGCCACGCGCACCACCACGAACCACGGCTACAACAGCCACATCCGCGTCCACCTGAAGCCCGCCATCGGACATCTGCGCCTCGACCGCCTGTCGGTCGGCCACTGCCAGGACATGTTCAACGCGATCGACGACCGCAACGACCTGATCCGTGCAGAGAACCAGGCCCGCCACGAGCAGGTCGCCCGCGCCCGCTGGAACAAGCCGGGACGGCCTCCGGCCAAGGAGCGCGCGCGGCTGGACGCCGAGAAGGCCAGGCTCGCCGAGATGCCGCCCTTCCGCCGCATCACCGGACCGGCCACCAAGCAGGCGATCCGCCGCACTCTCCGCATGGCGCTGAACAAGGCCATCGGCGCACAGCTCATCACCTTCAACGCCGCGAAGCACGTCGAACTGACGTCGGCCGCCCGGCCGAAGGGACTGCTGTGGACGGCCGAGCGGGTGGCACGCTGGGAAGAGACGGGCGAGAAGCCGGGCCCGGTCATGGTGTGGACGCCCGCACAGCTCGGCGCGTTCCTCGACGCGGCCGAAGGCGACCGGCTGTACGCGTTCTTCCACCTGATCGCCCACCACGGCCTCCGCCGCGGCGAGGGCGTCGGGCAGGGGTGGGGCGACTTCTCGCCGGCGCGCAAGGAGATCCGGGTGTCCGCCGAGATCGTGATCGACGGCTGGACGCCGATCGAGACGGCACCCAAGACCGACGGGTCCGTGGGCATCGTGAAGGTCGACACGGAGACCGTGCGGGTACTGCTGGCCCACCGCGAGCAGCAGCTGCGGGAGCGTGACGCCTGGAACGCACACGCCGCAGAGCAGCGCGCGGCTGGCGAGGATGTCGCCGACTGGACGGACACGGGGAAGATGTTCACCGCCGAAGACGGGGCGTGGCTCCATCCGGACGTCGTTTCCAAGGCCTTCCGCAGGATCGCGGACGGCGCCGGCCTGCCACCCATCAACCTCCGGGATCTCCGTCACGGCGCGGCGGCCCTGGTGAAAGCGGGCGGCGGGGACATCCACGACGCCAAGGTGAAGCTGCGGCACGGCACGATTCAGCTCACGTCGGACACGTACATGGAGCTGTTCGAGGAGTACGAGGACGAGCTGACAGAGAAGGCCGCAGCGGCGGTGCCACGGGCCCGGCGGGCACGCGAAGAGCCCCCTGCTCCGGTCGCTGTACCGGAGCAGGGGGCCAGCGCGTCGCAGCCAGCAGACGCGGTTGATGACGGGCCCACCGTACGGGCCAGCACTGACAACGACGAGCCCTCGGCGTAGAATCGAGGGACGGATAAAGGGCCTCTGACCTGCGGGTCGGGGGCCCTTCCTGCTGGCCCCGTGCTGGCCCGAAGGCCACGCAAGAGCGCGGTACGAGACGGTACGACACATGGTGAAGACTCGAGTTTTTTGGAGCCAGAACCTAGTCTGACCTGGGCTCTACGTCGACGGGCGGCCCGACGTGATACGAGCCGATACGAGCCGCCATGGGCAGTCCGCAGACTTTTAATCCATTGGTTGTGGGTTCGAGTCCCACAGGGCCTAC